CGAGCCCTTATATTCGTAGTCGTAGATGCCGAGCCCCTGCGGCGTCTCACCAACCTTGCGCTTTACGTCCTTGATACGCTCGTCGCTGGCGTAAGCCGTCGCACCCGCGCCCGCGAGACCGACAAGCGTTCCCATCGGATCGCTGCTCTTTGTGGTCGTCGTGCCGTACCCGTTCGAGGCCGTGCGAACCCCGCCGTTGAGCGCCTGCACACCGGCCCAAGGGAGTGTTGCCGCCTGTTCCAAAAGGCCCTGAGAACCGCGCATCAGGTCCTGAGACTGGCCCACGGCGTTTACCTGATTCTGGCGTTCTTGCGTGTAATCTCCGTGCCGCAGGCTTGTAGCCATCTCACCGATGTTGTCGGCGATAGTATCGCCGAACATGCCTGAGCCGTAGCGACCGGAGCCTGAAAACGCAGCGCCGACGTTGTTGCGGATATCGCCCGCGTTCTTTGCAATAATGGCGTCCGTGTATGGGTTGCCTCCAAGGAATTTTCCCGCCAGCGTGTCGTTGACGAGGGTCTGCGAACCCTTGATGCCAGCTTCTGCGCCGGGCGCTACGCGCCCATAGGTATCGAACGACATCGCACCGTATTTCTCGGTCTGCGGCTGCACCTTGTCGAACACGCGCTGCGTCTGCTTCAAACCTTCCAGAATGTACGGCTGCGCTGGCGCCCAAGGGTCATTCGTGGTCTTTGTCTTGCTGCTTGAAATGCCCATTACAGCACCTTCCTCAATGCGACCTGATGCGGCGCGTATCCACTCGGCGCGAGCGCCTTCACCCAACCTTGACGCGATTCAATCACTGCCCCCGTGCAACCATGTGCCCGGCCCCAATCCTCAGCTTCCGGGATCAGATATTCCACGATCTCGGCAAGGTCTCCGGCTGCAACCAACCCATGAACATCGGCCGCGCCAGTCGGGTACTCTCTCCGCTCGAACACGATCGCCGCGTTCATCCCGCGCAGGAACTTGACCCGGCCCGAAAGTATCTCGCCGTCCAGCCACTCAGGCGTATGATGCTCGGGGTCCATCACGTTCGCGAAGGCGTCTCGAAACTGAAGGTAGCCCGCCCAATCCGGTATCATCAGAACCATGTAAAATAATCGAGGTTGTATGGCAGCTTGGGACGCCCACCGGACGGGATTGTCCCGCCTCCACCCGTCGTACCCGGATCAGGCAGCGGCGGCGGTGTCGTGCTGCCGACATTCACCGAACCACCATCGTCAACAACGACAGTCGGCGGACTTGCTTCCGGCGTGACCGAAACACCGCGCGCATCCGGCAGGATGAACGTGGTGGAGCCGTCCCCTACGCCAAAATCTGTTTTCCCTGCGGCTATCGATGCCTCTGCAATCTTCCAAAGTTGAGGAAACGCCGATCTCGAAATCGTCGCCCCATCGCACAGCAGCCAGCCGTGACGCGGCGGTATCGAGACCCCCGCGTAGTAAACCACCGAACCAACCGGCATCACGCCATACTGCGCGATCTTGTTGATCTCGCTCGATACCGCCTGCGTCCGCAAGTTCTCCGGCAGGTTCGCCGTCGTCACCGACTGGACCGGCGCCTCGGTTGCCTTGATGATGACGTTCGGGGCGAAGGTCATTTCTTGCACCACGCATAATCATGGCCGCGCCGAAGGAGTTCCCTGTCTGCCCAATACCATTCGTCTGGAGCCAGTCCCTGCTCGCGCATCCTGTAGTTGCGCTTTGTGAGCGCGATCAGAAGCCACGTTGGCAGCATGTCGATCACCGCGCGCCCCCCGCTTCATATTCGAACGCCAACCCCTGCGCGTAGGTCCACGTCGTCCCAGCCGCCACAGCCAGTTTCGGCCGCAGCGTCCGCCAGCTCGACCGCGACGGCATCCACCCGCTTGCTCTCAGGGACGTGTACGTCTCCGTCGTCAGTGCATCGCCAAACCGCGCCTTGCCCTGCATGGTCAGCGTCAACCCACTGGCCGCGTCGATATAGGGCATTGTTCGCCTCAGGCGCGTCCTCAGGCTCTCGACAAGTTCAAGATCGCCCATGCCCCACGTTGCCGCCGCGTTGGCCCCTGTGAGCCCTCCAAAGGCGTGAGAGCTATTGAACATGTAGAACGTCGGATCGCCGCCCATGTAAGCCGCGCTATCGAGGCTGGGCAGGCCGGAGGTGTCGAGGATGTCGTCGCCCGTGACGCCCGAAACATCCTCGTCAATCGTGATGTCGCGCGTGCGGCCAGTCATCACGAGCTCGGCGGCCTGCGTATGCGTCGTCCAGCGGTTGAGTGCATAGTTGTAAACCAGCCACTTATCCGGGACCGCCTTATTGGGCACCGTCCATACGATCAGCTTGCGAACCGGGTCGACCGCAGCCGACATGGCAGAGTGATAAAGCTTGTTCTGAAGCCCGTTGAAATAGCTGTCCACGCGCTCATTGCCGATCGGCGTAACGCTGGACCCGTCCGTCACCATGAACCCGCGCGGGCTGTAGAAATAGATGTTCCTCCCTTCCTGCACGATGCTGTTCGGAATGCGGCAGCCAAGGTTTGTCGAAATCTCGTCGAAGCGGAACACGGTCGGCCCCTGCTCGAACGTCATGCGGACGATGCGGTCTTCCTGGAACACGATACCGTACTCACCGCCCGCAAGGCCCGTGATGTTCCCGCCGACCGGCATCGCCTGATAGTCGGAAAGGTCGGTCGTGACCGTCCAGCCTTCCGCGTTGTTGATCGCCGACCACTGGAGCAGAAGACCGTTGTCGTTCAGATAGCCCGCGACAAGGAAATCACGCACCACCGCGAGATAGCGCATCTTCGGCGGAGACCCGGCAAGCGCTGCGAACGTGGACCCGCCAAGCGTGTTGAACTTCTGCGGCACGTCCACGCCGTTCGTGGCAACGACAAGCCCGCCGAACTGCTCGAACCGCCACCCTGTTTCCGGCGTGACATACCCCGACCCGACAGACGTCCATGCGCTCGGCGTGCGGACATAAAGATTTGTTGATGTCCCTGCGAACGTCCACGTTGAATCATCCGGCGACTTGAACGATGCCGCCCCCATGCACGCGGTGGGGAGCGTCAACCCACTCTCCGCCGCGAACTGCTTGATTGGTGCATATCCGTTCGCGATCGGCACGCAGCCGTCCGCGATCTGGAGCGTCGTGGCATTGAGCGGGGCATTGTCGGGGGCGAGTTCCCCGAACGGCAGGAAGCGCTTCACCAAAGACGCTCGTTGACGCCGTGCGACATGCGAATAGGCGCCGATCCCATGTTATGCTTGCGCGCCGCCATATCCATCTGGTCGATAATCTCGTCAGCCCTCGCTTTCATCAGCTGCGCGCGCGGATCATTGAACCCGAACAGCTCGCCAAGGCCCATGCACTGCGCGAGATAAAGGTCAGGGTGCGCGGTCAGCAGCCAATTGGTCGTATTGCTCACCGAAAGCGCCGGGATTTTCGCGTAATAGACGATCTCGGCGGTGTACGTGGTGTCCGGCTGCGGTCCGAAAACGAACTGCCCGTCATTGATGGCATAAGCGCGCGGCTGACCCGTCGTGTAGGCGGCGTAATCGCTGCGAAGCTGCGTGATCGGCAGTTGATCGAGGCGGATATAGGCGTCGTTCAACAGGTAGATCGCACGAAGCTGGAGGAAATCGTCCGGTAGCGCCAGGTATTGCCCCGAGACCGTCGCCTGCGAACGCACCTCCATCTCCGGCACGCGAAGACGGCGGTTGAACTCGCTTTCGGCCATCAGAATGATGTCGTCCACGGCCCCGTCATACGTGTCCGCGTCGTCAAGCCATGCCTCAATCGAGGTCTTCAGGTTGGCGAAGGTGTCAAGTGCCATATACTGCCCCCTCAACCCGCGCCCGGTTGTCCATCTCGTCAGCCTTCTCAAGGAAGCGCTGCTTCGTCTCGGTTTCCTGCTTCGCCCATGCGTCGCGCTGGTCGAGTGTGTGCTGATGCGTCATGATGATGTCGTGGCAATGCCCAAGAGCCCACGAGAGGCCATGATCGCACCACACCGAAACACCTGAAGCCCGCACCTTTTCGAAGAAATAAACATCCTCGCCGCGCATACCCTTGAAGTCGGGCGCGGGCTCGAACTTGAACAGCGGCAGGAACGATCGTTCGCCGAGCGATTCCACGTAAGCCTGCAAATGATCGAACAGCTTCATGTTGATGAGCACGAAACCCATACCGAGATGGGCGCACTCCTCGACAACTCCGGCCTCGGCCTTTTCGGCCGTCGTATACAGCAGCCCCGTGTGGCTATCGTCGGTCTTGTCGATCCTCGCGGCAGTCGGCGCGGTCGGGATGCCCCGCCTCGCGTAATTGCAGCCCACGACCATCTTGTTATGTACGAGAAGCCGGTCCAGCGCGTCTTCCGGGAAGGTGTGATCGGCGTCCATGCACAGCATGAAATCCGCCTCCCAATTCAGCGCCTCTGCAATCAGTCGGTGCCGCCCCTCGGTGAGCATCGATGTCGAGACGATGAAGGTCTTGACCTCTTTCTCGTATGGCGTCCCGTCCGGCGCTTCCAGCCGCGAACTCAGGAAATACGCCTGCATATCGAGAAGAGATTGCAGGAACTTGCCCTTGGGGTCGCCGTAGCAGGGAATTGCCAGAGCAACCTTCAACTTACGTGACGCCACGTTCTTCCTTTCCGGATGTTTACCAACACACTTTCGCTAACGCCGTAGATGTTACTCATCTCTCGAAGTGTGCTGTTGGTTTCTCGTCTGATTTGACGAACTTTGTCGTCGGTCAGTTTGGCATTGTAGCGGTTTTCGCCGTAGCTATGCCGACGCTTGTCCACCTTATCGGCGGCATTCGCCTTGTCGGTCCCAAGGCTTAAATGCTTCGGGTTGCAGCAAATCGGGTTGTCGCAAGAGTGCATCACCAGCCGATCGACCGGGATAGGCCCGTGGTGAATCTCGTAGCTCACGCGGTGTGCAGCGATGGGCCTCCCTATTGCGGGCCCGCCCCATATTTGGGCATAACCAGCAGGTGACGTTGATCCGTTCCACGACCAACACTCATCGCCTTTAGCGACGGCCACCTTACGCCAGAACCGCTCTGTCAGTGTCCCGCGAGTCCCTGCCTTCGGGACGTAAATATTCTTGGAATAATGCGCGGCACACATACCGCGCGCCAAGTGCTTTTTGCTGCAACCGTCTACTTCACAAGTTCGCATGATAGCCTCCGCTTGGTCAACGGGACTACCATACTATGAAACTCCTAAAGGCTCTAGTCCTTTCACCACCGTTTTTCATAAACCTTGAAGGCAGCGTTATCCGGGTCATTCACCCAGCGCTTCCACGCCTTCTCGTCGTGCAGCCAACCCTCCGTCATCGCCTTGTTCAGGACGGTGAGCGGAATCTCGGCAATGTGCGTGAACACGTCATCAGACTGCCCGGCATCACGGCGGCGCTTGACCCATTCGACGATGGGCTCGCAGTCCTGCCGGTCCTCGACCGTGGTCTTTCCGTTGACCGTCTGATGGTAAATTGTCTTGCGGCGCTCGGGGAAATACGCGCCTAGGAGTGCTTCCTTGGACATGACGCCTCATAAAAAAGGCCCGCCGAAGCGAGCCTTGGTTGCGTTTATGTTTCGCGAGTCAGGTAACGTGTGCCCACGTCCTGCCAGATCGAACATGATGAATCGTTTGAACAGCCACCCCCAAATCCCCACTCAGTTCCTTGAGGGACATTTCTGGGTTGGCGCGAATGTACCTAACCTTTTCCTCATTCAGCTTTGAAAAATGAAGAGCCTCGCCGCGTGCTGCAGCGCGTTTGTGTCTTCCCTTGCGCATCATATCCTGCGTGTTGTCTTTATGCGTCCCCAACCTCAAATGAGCGGGATTTACGCAGATGCGATTGTCACAAGTGTGCATCACGACCATCCCTGCCGGGATCGGGCCGCAATTCAATTCATAACTGACGCGGTGCGCCCCGACGCTACCGGCGCCAAGTCCACCTTTCCCGATTAAGCCGTACCCAGTGGCGCGGTAAACTGCAGCCTTCCAAGGCCAGCACTCGTCAGGCCCCCTCACGTCAACCTTTGGCCAAAACTTACCGGCCATCGGCTTTATATCACCTACCCCCGCCGACCATTCCTTACCATTGCGCCGCCAGTAAGCGTAGTGCGTGTCGCAGTACCCCTTGCTTTTGTGGGGCTTATCGCAACCCTCAATCTGACAAACCATTGGTCGCTCCATTCTGTTGCGCAAGCAACATAGCGAAGCGACCAACAAGTTACAAGATTATATCAAGACGTTGTGCAATCCGCCACCATAGCGTGGGCATCGGGGTGACGGTTTTCAAGTGTGTATTCCGAGATGATATCGCGAGTGACCGCATCGCCGATGCGCCCCAGCTCCTGCGGTTCGAAGCCGCGAAGGTAGGCAACAGCCGCCTTCGTCGGATCGATCACGAACACATCGCGTTCGCGCTGCGTGCGGCTCGGCATGATCTTGAGATCGCCGAAGTCCGAAGCGTAGAGCGAGGCCGCGCCAAGGATCGTGTTCTCGGACACGTTCTGACGCGAGCCAACGCGGCCCGTGAAGCCCGAGATGATCTGCTTGTTGAACGGACCCGTCAGCACCATCGTCGGGCTTCCGCCGTCCTGATATGCAAGAAGGATCGCGCTCTTGAGGATCGTCTCAGTGAGCGTCCGCACCGCACCCGCCGTGGCATCAAGCGCCGCAGCCGTGGCCGCAGCCGCATCCGCCGCGACAGTGCCGCCGCGAACCGCATTGCCACTGAACCACGAGTTCATCGAACGCAGCGTGCGCGCAGTCGTGGTGTTGCCGGCCGTCTGCCCCTGGTTGCCCAGAAGGATGGCTTCCATGTCGCGCTTGAGTTCGAGGCTCTTGAGCGACATCTGATAGGCCATCATGTCGTCGATGCCCGCCGGGTTCGTCGCGCGCTGCGTGCCGGTGACGGTCGCATCCTTGCTCGAAATCTGACAGTAGTTCTGACGACGGACAGGCGAGGTCGATGCAGCGCGCGTGAGCGCGTCACCTTCCAGCCGGGCGTTCGTGGTGTTGATGGACGCAAGCGCCTGCGTGGACCACTCATGCAGCACCGCCGACGCCTTGGCGCGCGGAACGGCGGACATGAACGGCGTATCGACAGGCGCGATACGATAGACCGCGTCGATCAGGTCTTCGCGGTTGGTGGTGACGTCATACGTCGCCAGTGCAGAGGTAACTTTCGTCATGGTGTCTAACCCTTGAACATGCGTTTGAAAATGGCCGCGCCGTCCTCGACGCTGCCGGTTTTCGCCAGCCGATCCATGTCCCTCTGAGCACTGCTCTTTGCGGCCGCGTGCTTCGACGTGACCGCGCCCGGCCTTACGGCAGGAGCGGCAATCTTCGGCGGTGCGGGCTGCGCTTTGACGCGTGTGCCAGCAGCCTTGATCTTGTCGAATTGCATCGCCTTCCAGAGCGTGAGCACTTCAAGCGAGTTGGCCTTGGGCAAATCCTCAGGCGCGATTCCTGCCGCGACGGCGTATTGGCCGATCTCGTTCAGGATGGTCGGAGCCTTGGTCTGGTCCGCAAGGTCGGGCACGGCCTCAATCAGTTTGGGCCGGAACCGCTCCTCAAGCTCGGCGAACGCCTGCGCCTCATCGCGTTCCTGCTGGGCGGTCAAACGTTGACGCTGCGTGCGAAGGGTGTTGAGCGTTTCAACCTGTGCTTCGTAATCCGCGATGCCCATGTGGTAGGCGTCGGGGTCATAGTGCTCGGAATTTGGATTCAGCATTTCACGCGAAGGGCGCTGTGGCTGGATGCCCGACAAAAGCGCGTCGAGTTCCTGGGCGTAGCGTTCGCGATTGGCGGTTGCCTCGGCGGCGAGTTCCTGTGCGGTCCTGCGTGCGTTGGCGGCTTCCTGGAACTTGAGATTTACAGCCCCGTCACGCTGTGCCTCACGCTCGGCGATCTTCGCCTTGGCTTCGGCTGGCAGCGCGGCCCACGTGGCCTCGTCTTCCTTGCTCCACGATGACGGCATGGCGACATCTTCGGGCTGGCCCTCTTCGGATGCCTCTTCGATCTCGTCTGTTTCGTCATCCTCGACAGCCTCGTCTTCCGTTTCCGGAATCAGAGGCGCCTCGTTCTCTTCGTCTTCCTGAACTGCGGCGAACTTGCCGGTTTCATCACGGGGTTGCCCCGGACTGGTCACAGTCTTGAAAGCGTCGGCCGCATCTTGCAGCGCGACAACTTCCGGTGCCGCGAGCGGCTGGCCGGTGTCGGTCATTCAACGATGTTCCTTGAGTTAGCGCGGCTTCCCCAGCCGTCGCAGTTCGGTAAGCTGCGTTTGGTTGAGACCGGCGCTGATGCCGGATTGCAGATGCTGACGCAGCTTTCTCAGCAACTGGATGGACCTCCAGAGATTGTCGCGTTCGAACGCATCGAACGTCGCTTTCCAATCCTCGGCAATGCTGGTTTCAACGCTCGTGAACAGATCATCAAAAGCACCGTCGTGTGAAATCTCGTAGTAGCGGGCGGAACGGGACGCGCGCTGATCGGGGGTCATGCGGCGCGCGCCCGGCTGATCTCATCGATGCGGCGCTTGAACTCTGCCGTGTTATCTCCACACTCACGGCGAATTTGAAGCGCAAGGCGGTAGTCGTCCAACTCCTTCGGACTGGGCTTGCCACAGTTGCACGCTTCGGCGGGGTCGCGATAACGCGCGCAATCTGACCAATGACTCATTCGCTAAGGCTCCCGCCCGGCCTGTTGCTCGATAGCTTTGCCTTTTCGGTCTCGGCTTTCACCGATGCCTGTTCGGACGCGATCTCACGCTCCATCGCCATGCGTTCGCGGGCGAGGGTCATTTCATTGTCCATCTTCTCGCGGGCAAGCTGCATTTCGGTCTGCGCTTTCTGCAAGGCAAGCTGCGCTTCCATCTGGGCCTTCTCGCGTTCGCCCTGTAGCTTGGCCTCGGCCTCGGCTGCCTTGAGTTCGAGCGTCTGCGCGGCCTCCTGCTGGCGTAGCTGCATGTCGGCCTGAGACTTCTGCGCCTCCAGCTGCATCTTCGTCTTGTCCGCCTCGACCTGCGCTTGCACCTTGAGCATTTCAGGATCGGGCGCCGGTTCAGGCGGCGGGTTTTCATCGCTCGGCTCGTTCAGGAAGTCGTCGGTATTCTTGAAGCCTGCCGCGTTCAGGAACTTCTTGAGCGCATTGTAAGCTCCCTCCGGCTTCACAATGTACCCATACGGGCTCTGTGAGGCTTCGTTGAGAACCTGAAGCACCGACATGGCCGCCTGACCCTGTTCGGTGCGTGAGCCCACGCCCAGACCGACAGAGACATGCAAATCCATGTCCGCGTTCCATGCCCTCGGATCGACCGGCACCCACTCGTTGCGAAGGCGGATCATGCGTTCACGCGGCTGATACTGCACAAGCGCCTTCAGGATGAGCCGATACAGCCGCTTGACGCCCGTCTCCGCGAAGATGCGCGCGATCATCTCAATGCGCGTGTTCTGTGCCTGCTCGACGATGGCAAGACCGCCCATCGTCTGCTCCTGCTTCTTCAGAACGTCCGCGCCAAGACCTTGCCCGATACGCGTAACGCCCGTGCGTGCTTCCTGCTGCGTCTCCGCAAACTGGATCAGCGCAAGTGCCTTGTCACCGGCATAGGGCACCGTGAACGTATCGAGTGTCGCCGTGCCGCCAGCCGTGCGGATCGCCGCGCCGGGTGCAGGGGTCATCAGGTCTTCCCACGTCGTCCCGTCGCTGCGCTCCGCACTCTCAGGGAGCACGGGGCGCGGGTTGTTCGACAGGTACGTGTTATCAAGCGCCTGACGCCACAGCACCGACATGATGCGCTGCAAGTCCATCGTCTGGTCGGCCATCGACAGGCCGTAAACCTTGTGCGGCATCGGGCACGGGCAGACCGTCGCGAACGGGTGGTCGTCCACCTCCTCGTTATACAGGATCACATCATGGCAGCGGATGATCTCGCGGCGCTCAGCGATGCCGTCGCCGTCATAGTCCACAAGCGGGAACTCGTGCGCGATCGCAATGCGGTCGCGCGCCTTGTCCGTATCGAGCCCAGACGTCTCCGCGCCGTAATCCTCGTCCTTGTACCGCGCGTCGTGGCGTCCGTCGTCCTCAACACCGGACCACTTCGAAAGCCCCTCGACGATCTTGGCATCAAAGCCCATCTCGATAAGCTCGGAGCGGGTACGGGCCGTGATGTGCGCGACATAATCCGCGCTCTCGACACTCCGCGAGTAAGGCGTGATGCGGAACTCCTCGGAGGGAACGTGCTCGATCTTTACGCAGCCGTCCTCGTAGTCCTTGATGAACACGCCGGAATAGAGCCCGTCGTCATCAACGAATGGCCCTTCCTTGAACTTGACATCGCCCATCTGCTCGAAATCGGCGGCATCAACGCCCTTGAACTCGTAGGTTTTCGGCGCGGTCTTGTCGTGCCACCACACCTTGAGCACACCCAGCTTCTCCAGCAGCGCCGACTTGAACCAGTCGTGCATCAGCGCGAAGCCGCTGTTGTCGATGGCGAACACGTAATTCACATATTCGGTCGCCTGCTTGGCCTGCTCCTCGTCCTCCGGGCCACGCGGCGTGAACATCACCGCCTCGTCGGACGAAACGAACGGCTTCAGCAGCGCGGCGAGCGCGTTGTCGATGACCACCGCAACGGTACGGTCCACAACCTGGCTGCGGCCCGGCTGCTCGTCGCCGAACGGCTCGCCATAGTAGTAATCGAGCGCACGCGCCTGTTCCTCAGCGATCTCGGACGTGTAGTAGCCGACAGACTGATGCTCATGGCTCGCCAGCAGAGCGGCAAGCTCATCGTCGCTCATTTTTGCCATTAGCGCCCCTCAGTAGGTGCAGCGAGAACATGGGGTCACGTTCTTGCGCGACCACATCTTGAGGCGGTTAATCCGCCATTCCCTCGAATTGTAGACCTCGAACAGCGATTGCGTGTTCAAGTCGCCGATCGGATACGCGGCTTCTCCGTCCATGCAGCACGTCGAGACAATGCCCGTGGCCGTGATGCTCAGTTCGAACCACCTGCCACATGCGGCATCGGGTATCTCGTCACTCCCCGGCTCGACATAGCCAAGCCAGCCGTCCCGCTTGATGAGATGCACGCCGAACAGCGGCCATCGCTCCTGCACGAACCGCGCAAACGCCCAATCCCGCTCGCTTGGCGGCTCGCCCTCGCGAACCTTGCTGATCATCACATCATGCCGAAACAGGCCATTCGCCTTCGCGGTGTGCAGCCGGTCGAGATTCGCGCACGTCCGTCCGAAATCGAGGCCCATCAAATTCTTGTACGCGCCAGCCTCATGCTCGTTCAGGCTGCACCACAGATGCACGACTCGCTCCAATGCGTGGACACCGGCAATGTGGACATCTGTCAACGCAGACCCGTTCGTGAACAGCCGCAGGTGTGCGTTCGGCAACTCCGCGTTGATCTTGCGGCAGATCGGCAACAGGCGCTTGTCAAGGAACGGCTCGTTGACCTTGAACGGCGAGATCATGAACGCGCCGGGGTGGTCCTTCAACTCCTCGATGATCCGGTCAATCATCTCGTCCGGCATCTTTGCGCCGATGCGATCAAGCGTGGTGTACGGGCAGAACGTGCAGGCCGCGTTGCACTTCGCGAACGTCTCGATGCTGACCTCATGAGGCCAATCGAGATAGAATTGGCGCAGCGTCACTTGATCGCCCTCAACACAAACGTGAACGCTTCACCATCGTCGTGACAATGCTCGGTCGCGAAATCGCCCTTCCAGATGCTGCGGAAGTCCGTCATCGCCGTTTTGCCCACCTGCTCCCGGTATGCCTGTTGCGACAGGAACACGATGCTCGCCGGGCTGATGATGCGCGTGTGCGAAGGATCGCCCCACGCCCATATGCTTTGCCAGCTAGGGCACGTGGCGCAGAGAACGCCACCCGGCTTCAACGCCCGCCATATCTCATGGAATGTCGCGAAGAACGCTGGCGCGTCTCCCTGCCGCCCCAGATGCTCCAGAACCTCGTATGCGTGCGCCTCGTCGAAGCTGTTGTCGTCTATTGGCCACGGCGTGACGTTCAGGTCGTGCAGGATGTCCGCACCGCAATCAGGGTCGTGATCGATCGTCGTCAGGTCGGTCCAGTGGTCGAGGTCATACGGCAGCTTCTTGCGGCGGTTGTTCCCGCAGCCGATGAGAAGCTCGCTCATACAACCCACTTCACGTTGTGCTTCACGACAGGCTTACGGGCAGACGGCGCGCTGTAATCCATCGCCATCAGGCCGAACGCATCCGCGCCGTGACTCGACCAGTCATGCTCAGGACCAAGGCCCACGTTGCGCTCCTCGTCCTTCTTTTCATGATACCAGCCCAAGGCGTCTCGGCCCGGCTCGGTCGTCGCCTCATTGAACCAGATCAGCGGGAACAACCGCCGCACCGCCTCGATACGCTGGCTCGCCGCGCCCTTGCCGCTGTTCGGCACAACACGAACGCTAAACCCGGCCTCGCGGATCGCGCTTTCGTAGCTGACCGAATACACCTTGTCGTTCGTCGCGCCGTCATGCGGCAGGATACATTCCGCGCGCTCGTAACCCCGGCTTCTCAGCCATGCCAGATGCTCGGCAAGTGGCTGGCCTACAGCCTCGTAGTAATCGAGCACCCTGATCTCGCGGCCGATAAACTGAACAATCCAGATCGCGCAGGCATCAGCCTTCGCACCCGTGCCGCCAATATCCCAATAAGCCCGTGTCGCCATGAGCGGATCACCGGCAACGTGGCCGATGCGCTTTTCTTGCCGGGCAACCGTCAAACCGTGCGCGAAGTAGGCGCCTTCCGTGACGGTAGCGTATCCGCCCTCCCAAACATGGTCATACCGATCCGGGAAGTGCTTCAGGTCGTGTAACCTCTCCTGCTCCAGAACGTCGGGAAAGAACGGATTGTCCCGCCAGTTTGCTTTGACCACAACCGCGCTCTCTGGCTGCGCGTCACCACGCAGAAACTGATCTACCGCGTCAAGCTTTCGCCTCGGGTTCCAGCTTGCCCATATCTCGCTGCCGTCCTTGCGGATCGTCGGGCGAAGCAGGGTCAGGCTGCGTTGGCTCAGGCTCTGCGCTTCCTCGATCCATGCGCGGTCGAAACCCTCAAGCGACTTGATCGATTCCGCCGTGTGATCCTGCATACCCTGGAACATGATGACGCCGCCGCCCGGCCCACGTATCTCCTTCTCCAGAACATCAAACGATGAACCAACGCCGAGCGTTTGTATCTTGTCCTCGACAAGCCGCTTCGCCGATTCCTTCAGGCTCTTTTGCACTTCGCGTATGCAAACCGCGCGTAGGCCCGGAAAGCGTAATGCGTCTTCAACCAGCATTTCGGCAAAGAAGTGCGATTTGCCAGAGCCACGCCCTCCCCATGCGCCTTTGTAGCGCGCCGGGGATAGCAGCGGCTCAAAGACTTCAGGTGTCGCTATGGTCAGAACGGACAATGCGGCGTTCGATCATGCGAATGGCAACGGGGTTTTCCTCATCGCCTGAGAGTTGAAGCGGCAGCACCTTGCCAACCAGCGTCATGAACGCGGTCGGGTTTTCTTCAGACTGCCTCACAAGGTAGTCGATGCCTCCCGCCGTATCGAGTGCGGCGAGGATCATTTCCTTGACCTGCTTCGTTGTCTTGTTCTGTGAGCCCTTTGGACGGCCCATGCCCGCGCGTGGCGGTTTCACAGTAGCGCCCACTACTTTAGTGCAGCCGCGGCGGTTTCCCGACGCTGCCTACAGCGCTTGCACCAGACATAATGTCCGGTCAGTCCACGTATGGAAAACTTGTGGCCGAGCAGCTTGCAGGCGAGCGACGTGCGCTTGGAGGCGATCTCGTCACAGAGCGCGCTCATGGCCTCGTTAACAGAACTGCGAGCAGTCTCTGACATGATACCCTCATTTTCGGCTGCGCTGTGGCTGGGCCGTTTCAGGATTGAGTTATTCGCCGCTCGGCTGAGTGACGGTGAAAGCGGTGCAGGCAACAGTGCCGCCGCTGGTGATCGATACACTGTTGAGAACGATCGTTGTTGCGGACGTGCCAACGTCACAGTCAAATACCGTGTTGCCGTCGCTGTCAGCAATACGTGCCCATGATGCTGTTCCTGTCGCATCCGCACTGGAGTCGGAGGTGATCGCAGATGCTGTGGCAACTCCAGACGACGCCGCGCCGAATGCAGGATCGCTGAACGTAAGCGTCGCAAGCAATACCTGCGTGCTTACCGCCGTGTTCGCGCTCGCTGGCTGCGTGCCATCGTAAATCTTGATCGTGCCAGCCCCAGCCCCGGCGTCGATATCATCGACACAGCCATCGCAGGCTTTGTTCCGCGTGTCGGTCGCAAGGCGCATGTTGGTCATTTAAGCCTCCATCACGCGAAGGACCGCCTGCAATTCGCCAAGGCGGGCTGTGTAATAGTCATGCTTGTGCGCGAACTTCGGATCGGCGAGACGCGCATCGACCTTGGCGATTTCCGCGTGAATCTGCATCGGGCCGACATCGACGCGCGATGCGTTCGCCTTCAGATATTCGCGGTAGGCCGCAACGTCATTCGCGCCAGTCTTCGCGCTCACTGTGTTTTTCATTGCACCGTCCATGTTCCAGCGGCAGCAGTTTGCAGGCTCCATGCGCCCGCCGCTTCCGATTGAGTTGACCAGATGTCGACGCTCGGCGACTGCGTGCTCCACGGGTTGCCGCCAACAAGCGTCCCCGTCGCACTCGCCGTCAGTGACGGGATCGTCCCGGCTCCCGTTCCCGTGACTGTTACCCAGCCCGAGCCTGCCGCCGTCAGCGCCGTGAGGCTCGCCGCACCCGTGCCTGTGAACAGCCCGTAAAATGTTCCCGTGGCCGCGCTGGTGAGCGGTGGAAGCGTTGTCGCACCAGTACCCGTCGTGTTCCCTGCCGCCGCGAATGTGCCGGTTGCTGACCCGGTGAGCGCCGGAAGCGTGGCCCCCGCCGTACCTGTAAGCGTTATCCAGCCACTTGCGCTCGCGGTAAGCGCGGCGAGAGAAGCCGCGCCCGTGCCCGTGAATGCCCCGTAGAACGTCCCGGTGGCCGCGCCAGTCAACGCGGCGAGTGTTGCGGAGCCCGTGCCCGTGGTCCCGCTGCTCGGCGTCGCCACAGCCAGCGTAACCGTGATCATCACGGAACCAGACGCCGAACTGGCGTAAGTTCCGTCCGTTGTCCCCGTGTCCCCGGCTGTCGCCTTCTCGCCGGTTACAAACCAGATGCCCCCGCCGTTGCCCTGATTGGTGCGGCGGTCGACCTGTTCGGTTAGACTGGCCAGCGCCGCGTTCGTCGGGGAACTGCCGCCTGAGGCCGTGTCAGCGTCGCTGTCATTGGCCAGGAACAGGAAGATCAGCCGATCTGCGCCCGTTGTCGTGACCGCAGGAAACGTTGGCGAGGTCGAGTACACTGCGTTCGTCGGTGTCGCGGTGACATCGATATCCGCAGGGCCTGTGGCGAACCCGAACGCGAGGTTTGAACTCCCGCTGTCGTCCGTCGCCACCGTCGTCTCGGTGCCGTCCGCCAGCGCGTTCATCTTGAACAGCTGCAACCGCGTCGCGTCGGTACCGCCCGCCGTTCCGGTGCCCCAACTGCTGTCGCTTACGTCAGTCCAGCCTGAGGGCGCCGCAATCGGCTCGTTTGCCGATCGGTGCGCGAGCCACAACTGCCGCCCGGACGCCGTGAGCCCGGTGAAGTCCGGGCTTTGCGCGCCAACACCGAAAACAACCGTTGTAACGCCGTGGAAGGCAGGAACCGCCATGGCCTACCCTCCCATTGCTTTCCCGCGCCGCGCCATCATCCGGCAGGCCAGTTACTCAGGGGACGGGTGAGGATGTGACGGGCGCGGGAAACCGTGAAACGAAAAACGCGGCCAAGGCGTTGTGCCCAGACCGCGTTCTTCCATTGCAGCCGTTTTAGCGTTTTCGACTTGGGTATGCAAGGGTATTCTGCACGATGTGCGAAACTTGCTGCGTGAGCCTGTAGCCCCCCGCCAGAAGCTCCCCGACGATGCGGTCTATGCGCTCCTGACCCGGCTCGAACTTCCCCCAGCGAGCACGGGCGATCTCCGTGGCGGTGAGGTCGTCCAGCACCACAGAGCGCAGCGTTGGCCGCAGGAACGGAGGCACGCCAGCCTCGGCGTACTCGACATCCGACAGGGCGTCGATGACACGGGCGCGGAACCGCTCGTAGCTACCGCCGCCGTGAGGGTGATGCTTGCCAAGGCTGTCCTGTAGCGGAGAGTGCAGCGACGTGTCCCAGCGGTCGCGGTACCAGCCGAATGCCTGCATCAGCTCGTCGGGAATCCGTTTCTGCTTGTGCATCGTGACGTAGACCGGGATGCGGCGCACCGTGCGGCCCTTGAGCAGCGTGCCCTCCTGCAACACTGCGTCGGCGTACTCGTGCCGCCCGGCCTGCGCTTCGGTCGGCCCGATCGTCGTCACGACCGCCAACTTCGGTTTACCCTTGCCCTTTGCCATCACACCCCCTGCCTGAGTTTATACCCGGTTGTCGTGTCCTGAACATTCCATCCGCCCTCGATGAGGAGCCCACGCAGCCGATCCGCCTCTTCCCATTCCCCATTTCGCCTAGCAGCCTCCCGTGCGCGCGCAATAACGTCAGCGTCTCCACGGAGCATTTCCGCCTTGCAATGTTTCCTGGTTAATTCCACTTGGAGCTTTCGGAGGCGGTCATACATCATCTTTACTCCCGAATTAGTTCCGGTGTATTTATCGTATGCGATTTGCCGTTCCAGATAGATCAAGCGATTATCAATCACGCTCAGCAATTCCCACTTAATGCTGTCGTCTATTTCTATGACTGCCATGCCCTGCCCCTGCCGTGAGTTATGCTTGATATGTGGTGCCGTCGTAGGTCACGCCGCTTCGCTCCGAAATATATCGTCCAGCGGATCGTCGAGCGGGTCTGTCGGATCGTACGGATCGCGGCGGAATGACATCACCTCCGCGCCCGGAAACGCATGTTTGGCCTTCAGCAATTCAGGAAACGCGGTCATGGCCTTGGCTATCTCGTCGAGTGACCACGCCGTGTGCTTGCGCCCGAATGCGGCGGTGCGCGCCTCGTCCGCCGTCTTGCCGATCAGCACGACGCTGCCGTCCGGTCCGCGCGCCTCCCACACGGTATTCGGGAGCGGCTCCGCACCCGCCGACGTTGCAGCAGCGTCGAGAGCCTTCCACGCCCGCTCCATTGCCTCACCGTGCTTCTGGATTTCATAACACTCGTAAGCCTGGGTGGCCTGATTGAACTTCCGAGCCTGCGCCCTGAAGCGCGTTGCCAGATCGATCGGGACGAGCGCGGGCAGTCTGCCCATACCCCACTTCGCCTCCATCTGCCGGGCGATCTCGTCCACCCGATAAATCACCGATGCGATAACGTCGTATTCGCCGGGTGAGATGCGGCGGGTCATGACGATTTCCCTTCATGTGCGGCGCCCCGCCTTACGCGGGCGCACGCACTATACCGTAGGTATAGCGGCGGCTTCCGGATGCTTCCGGAAGCGTGCCGGAAGCCTTCCGGCGCAGATTTCCGCCATTCTGCCGGAAGCACGGTTTTCTGCGCTTCCGGCGACTTCACCCACGGTTTTCCGCCATTCTGCCGGAAGGCGGTTTTGCTTCCGGCTGCTTCCGGCACGCTTCCGGCAAGTGCGTTCATTGCCCAATATCCCATGTTGCGGGGTGCTTCCTGACGACGAGACCGGCCCCCATTTTCGCTCCGAGAACGTCGTGGACGGTCTCCATGAAACCATGCGTTTGCCATGCCGAGAGAAGCTCTGCGGCGTGTGCTTCGGTGATGTCGAACTCGCTTGCGACCCACACCGGGAGATACCTCCCGGTACGCTCTGCCTGTGGGTACGGCGACCACGGACGCCTGTCTTTCAAGGCGCGCTCTACCTCGTCGAATACCATCGTCACTTGCTGTCTGTTCAGTGTGCGTTGCGCTGTGCTCATCCCGCGTTCCGCTTTGACCGGCACCAATGTGCTTTGCTCTTTTTCCAGTCCCTGTGCCCATTCCACCACTTCCATTTTCATGTAGATCGGCGATGCTTCCTCGGCGTCTTTCTGCTTTTCCGTTTTGATCGTTACCAGTTGCTCTTCCTTGCTTACCCTGATCGAGCTGTCGCATGCGCCGAGCAGAACCGTGCTGCCGCGCATACCCTTGTCCTTGTCCTTGCCGCTGTGGTGAACGCCGATCACGGCGCCGCCGATATGGCGCTGCACAGTTGCGCACCCGTCAACGAACGCGCTCATTTCGTTCTGGGCGTTCTCGTCAGCTCCGGCGAGCGCACGGCTCACCGTGTCAATGACGACAAGGCCGATTTCTGACCCGGCGCGCTCCTTGGCGAGATTGATCGTGTGAATGAGCTTCGTGCGCTCTTCCGCGTTCAATAGCTGGACGGCGACAGGGAGCAGCAGGAACGGCGCGTCGGCACCCTCAAGCCCGTGGTGCTTCCTCCACCCCTTGACGCGCTTGCCGATGCCTCTGGCGCCCTCTCCGGCGATATAGAGCACGCCGGTGGGTTTCACCGTTGTCCCGTGCCAGTCCATGCCGAACGACAGCCGCAGCGCCATGTCGAGCGCGATAAATGATTTACCTGCGCCGGGGTCGCCGTAAAGGATCGTCAGACCGTGGTCGCTGATCATCTCGTCGATCAGCCAAGACGGCGGCGGCATGTTTTCCAGTGCGTCCATATCCAGAAGCTCGAATGTCGCGGGGCGGTCGAAGTCTTCCTCTGTAACCGCCGCGTCGTCTGTCTCGATCGCCCACTTGCGGCGCGCGCCGTCGAGCGCCTGGCGCATTTCTCTGATGGTCTGATCGACGGTGAACCCGGGAAGCGTGATGCTTGCGGCAAGACCTAGAATCTCCGCTTCCGTACGGCCGCGCGTGGCGAGGTGGGCAACAAGACGCACGACGTTGTTATGCCACTGGTCGCCGCTGCGGATCGCCTGAAGGATGCTGGCGACATTGACGCCGTTGCCTGCGATAGCGCCGCCGTGTGCGGCCTCTGTGGGTGTGTATGTGCCGTTCGCGACCGGGAGGGCTTCCTGCACCTTGGCAGGCGGGCACCAGCCGGTGAACATGCCCACGGGAACCGGCGGGCGCTCGTCTTCATCGAACACCTTAAGCGTGGCGAGTTCGGTCCTGTAGCCGCGCTCCATCTTCTTGTCGGTCGGGTAGTTCACCGTGCCTGCAAGCCGCATGATGCGCGACGGGTTGATGACCGGATCACCGCCGAGCTTCGCGGCAAGGCCCTGCTGACGCGCGGACCATTCGGCGAGGTTGTGAACCGGCTCGTCCAGCAGCCAGTAAAGGTGTGGACGCGGGTTTGGCGTGCGGCCGGTGATGACATTGATGTTCGGGAGCAGCGCGAGCTTCGGCTTCAGCGCCTCGACGGATTCACTCTTGTCGATGTCGGCGAACTGCCAGACAGCAATCTCGACATCGCTGTCACTGGCGCGCTTCGACATCTTAGAGCCGGGTTTGCGCGGGTTGACCCCGACATAGACGTTTTTCCCGTCCGCGTTCATTTCAGCGGCAAACGTCACGGCGTCGTCGATACGGCTGATGCCGAACAGCGCACCGTGATCCGGGCCGGGAAAGCCGTAGGATATTTCAATGAGCCCTTGCGGGTATTCAGTGGCAAGCGGGTCGAACAGCGCACGCAGATGTTCTGCGATGGCGTTGACATCGGGTCTGATGATCGGTTCAACCACGCTTGCCACTGCTTTCCTCACGATTGAGTGGTAGTCGGGCCGGGTGGTGTTGCAGTCGCCCGGCCCGGCGACTGGCTACGCAACTAGAACTCTACGTCATCAGCCCCGGCCATAGCCGGAGCGGGCGCCCTCGCGGTCGGGGGCGGCGTGTGGCCAGAAGATGCCGGAGGCGGTGCTGCGGCCTGTTGCTGCGAAGCTACTTGCGCGCCTGGCAACACGCTGGGCCTGTCCACCCACGACACGATTTCGAGTGCGGGGGAGAAGTTCGTGCCGTGTTTTCCAGTAATCGGCAGCGTTCCAACACATTTCACGACCGGGAGCTTGCCAGACGAGCGTTCAGGCGCCGCTTCCCAGTCCGTATGAAGGGCGTTCATGGCGTCGATGACGACCCCTGCCGTAGACGCAAATTCACGGACACCGCCGAGGTTCTTGTCGGAATAGACAAGCATCTCGAAACCGCGCTTAAAGCCATCACCGGGCGATGCCGACTGCTGAGACATAGACGGGTCGAGTTGCTTGACCGGCGCGACACCTGCGGCAAACAAAAACCAGCCGGGATGGATGTTCTCCATATCGAACACGGCGGTCATATTCGTGACTTCGTATTCAACCGCGCCGGCCTCGTCGGCTTTTGTGTACCAACGGCCTGCTTTTGCATTGTATTTCAGGAAGGGCTTGAAGTCGCCTCCGCCTGATGGACTGCTCATGAATGCCATAACCGTTACCTTTCCTCTTTGCTCTGTTTCCCGTGATCTGGCTCACGGGGCGCCTTCAGCCATTGCGGCTTGATCTCTTCAGGGTTGGGGATGACGCCGCAGGTGCACTCGAAATCATATTGATCGAGATGCCATTCGCAGGTGTCAGCATGTGCCCCCGCCTTGCTCATATGCCCCACACCTCGCGGGCAAGGGCGCGGGAAATTGCGTTGTTCCAGTAGAAGCTGTCCGTGTTCGGCGCGATCGAGAGAGCCAGCTTTTCCTTGTCGTCACTCAGCGACAGAAAGCGCTCCATACACTTCGCGATGCCGACAACCTGCGCGAGATGCTGCGCAGCGTTCTCCAGCTTGTAGACGCCGATTTTCTGCGGCGTCGTGTAGGCGAAGCGGATTTCATAGTTTCCGAGCGCGGCGTGATAAATCGCGCCCTGCCGCGCGTGCGTCTCGCTGATTGCCGACGACAGACGCAACTGCGTCTTCAGATCCACGACGATACCATGATCGTCGAAACGGAAATCCAGATACCCTTCGAACGGAACCGGCACACCCTCGATGTCAACGCTGATCTTGTGCTGACGATCGCCTTCAGCCTTGGCCGGGATGCCGTACTGACGCAGTTCCTTGAGCGCGATAGCAACCGCAGGCGCGATGGCCTCGCGCTCTTTCTGGACACGCGGGTCCGAATTGAGCGCGGTCGCGCGTGAAAACGCCTCCACCGCGATTTTCTGGCATTCCTCGACGGGCATCTCCGGGTCGAATAAACCAGCCTCGACACCCTTCTCGACCGAGATGCCGCGATGTGCGGCGGCGCCTGCGGGTGCGCGTTTGCCGAGCAGCTTTTCAAGGCACCACATGGCCGGTTCAGCGGCGAATGTGTTGATGCTGCTGGCTGACAGATGGTTGATGCCGTGTTTCTGGAAGGCGTTCACGCGGCAACCCCTTCGGCGCGCGTGACGATGCACTGCAAGCGCGGCACCATGTCATAGGTCTTCTTGATGAGGATATCCGTGACCTGGGAGTCATCGACGAACACAACGCCGTTGCAGCCGTCGAGAAGCGCCTTCAGGAAGTTATCGGCATCCGGGCGCTTCGTGGGCCGGATATGACCCGCCGCCATGTCACCTTTGATGCGCGGCGACTTCGAAGCTGGAATCGGTAAGCAGATGCGCAGATTAAGGGAGATGGGGCCTTCAGCGGGCGGCCTGCCGTCCATCGCCTCCGCCGCTGCCATGCGAACAAGGTTCTCGTAATTGCGCGTCTTGGCGGGCGTGAACACGCGATTGCCCGAAACGCGGCCGCGCCCTTTTGCGACAGGCTCACCGGGAACGATGATTGTTGCGATCACGTCATCGAACTCCCGTTGCTGACCAGCGTTGGCTGGCGACGGCGCTGCCAATTGTACGTTGATTTCGCGACCGAGGGGAGTTCGCCGGTTCCGTAAGGAAATGCGGCGAGGATAGCGTCGGCGAGGTTCTGGCTGGCACTTCTCGCGGCCCTCTTACGCAGCAGAAGTTCACCGTCTTCGAGTGGTGCCGGATTGAAATACCGCTCTGTCTTGCGAGGGGCTGGCGACTGGCGCGGGGGATTATCCACCTTGAGCCCCATGCGGATGCGCTGACCTTCAACAGACTTCGGCGACCGTCCGATCTCTCTCCCAAGGCGCACGTAGTTCCTGATTCCGCGCTCCCACAGCGATTGGAGCTTTGCCTTCTCGGCATCTGTCCAGAGTGCGGGGTTCATGCTTCCGGCTCCGGCTCGATGAGGAAGGCGGCGAAGGATGTGTCGGGTGGGCTTGGCCGCGTGCGCTCTGCCGTGTAGCCACGGCGATAATACGTGTTCACAATGTAGGGCAGACCGCGGTCGCGTATCTTCTTGCGAATATAGGATATGCGCACTTTCACGCACTCCCATGCCGTTCCCGGCATACAAGTTCTAACCCGCAACTCCTCGGTTGGCACAAACCGCCCGGCATCCAAAAGGATGTGCAGTGTATGGGCCTCCGCATCGGAGAACCCCTGCGCCATTAAGTAGCCATAATCAGATTCGTCGAATTTCTTTACACGCTTCATCAGGGCCGCGTCCTTGATCGCAGTAATGACGGCGCCGCGAAGCTTCCCGGACGGCATGTTGTCGGCCGCCTCAAAATCCACGTCGTTGAGCCGCGCATTTTGGTTAATTTCCGCTATTATCTGACTGACATGCCAGACATTCGGATACTGCTCGCGAAGCATTTGGCACACTTCGTGCGAAGGGCGCTTACTGAGATGTATAAGTTCTTCAGTAAGCGGGTAGCGTTCGCGTCCCAGACATTGCCTTCGCAGGTGATAGTGCAGCCGCGCCTCATCTTCGGACCGCGCGTCCCAGACCGCGATAACAAAGCCGGAAGCCGAGTTGTTGTCGCGGAGAACCTGCTCCATCCGCCTATTGACGATCTGGCGGTGGCTGAACCCTATCTTCAATGGGCCGTTCTCAGAAACAGCGAGCCAGTAAATGCACCCGTCTTCCGAATCCGCCATCTTTCCGGCGTACGCGGCGCGGTGCCTAGGCATGTCGCCATGTTGTGTTTCGCTTATATCTGCGGCCGGAAAGGCCATCCCGTCATAGCGGGTCATGCTGCCGCGCTCCCGAGCGTATCAAATGCATCGAAGTCGCCCGCGCTAAACCTTTGGCCACGGATCTCCATCTCTTGCGCGATCTTGATCTTCCAATCGGCAGGGATGCCTCGACCGCGCCATTTCCTGCGGGCCTCGTCTTTCGCGCCAAGGTCGGATGCGACGGCATCGACCAGCTCCCATGTCAGTTGATTTGTAACCATGCGGGACAATTTGTCCAGTTCTGATGCGAATGTCAAGGACAACGTGTCGCGTGCGAATCCATGGGCTGTGGGCAAGAATCGGCTCATGGCTACAAGCAATGCAGAATTGGCGTTCAACCAGGAGCTTTGCGCCCGCGTGCAAGAGCTTCGCGTGGCCAAAGGCTGGAAACAGGAGCAGATGGCGGTCGCCCTTGGCGTGCCTGTGGAGCGATACCGTAAATATGAGCGGCGCTCCCCGCTCCCCGGCTACCTTATGGAGAGGTTCGCCCTCATCACAGATTGCACTGTGGAGCACCTGCTTACGGGGAAGTCTACCCCTAAATCGGCTCAAAACGGCCAGAAACTGCGCGCCTGATTAACCGGACAATTTGTCCTTGACATAGGCGGACAATTCGTCCAGTTTGCTCCCCGAACACAACGGGAGCCGTTTATGTCCTACCCCACCCTCACCACCCTCGAGGTCGAATGCCCCGACTGTGAAGGCCACGGCATCGTGACCGATGAAGGCGGCCTGTACGGCGTTGCCGATCGTCGGTTCGCCAAGTGGATCGATTGCACCGAGTGCGAGGGCGTCGGCTCCATTGAGATGGAGATCGCAGCATGATCGACCGAGACACCGCCGCTACTTTCCGCTCTGACGCATCTGCGCGAGACGGCTGCAGCCCTATCCTGATCGCTCTTGTCGTGCTGGCGCTTGGTGCGCTGGCGTGGGCGGTGGTGTGATGGGGATTGAGATTGAAGACCTGCGCGAAGCCGGTGAAGACGGCGGAGACCTGATGGGATATTTCGCTCGCGGGCATTTCGGCGGATGGGAATTCGCTGATGCTTGCAACAAGCGCAGCAGCGCCGATGCGGGCTATGACCGGCGGTACGTGCGTGCGGACGATGTTCGCCAGACGTGGTGGCGGACAACTCCGATGTCTGGACAGCCGGGTTGCTACGTATTCAATGTAGCCGAGCCGAAATCAAAGGGCGCCTTTCCTGTCACAGTGTGGGACGGTCTCGCCGCTATCAATAGCGAGCAATCGAAGCGCGTCATTCGCGAATTCCATCGCGGGAGGTGCAACGGCATTTCCGAAGGTGTGAACTGGTCATTGCAATACGTCGAACGCGTGCATGGGCGAAAGGCTTGCGAGGCAATGTTGACCTCGTTCCGGGCCAACCGTGAGCGCGTTGAGGGGAGCGCACTATGACCATCCTCGGCTACCGCCCCCGTCACCTTGCAGGACTCGCGACGTTCTATTTTGCGTCTGTCGTGATTGCTCTGGCTGTCGTCTGGGGCGGGCATTGGGCGCTTTTCGGGCTGGGGGTGGTGCTGTGATGGGCAAGCGTTCCGACTTCGCGCGCATCGAGCGGGATTTCTACCCGACGCCGAAAGAGGCTGTCGCGCCGCTGTTGCCGAGCCTCTCGCCGGGCACTCGCTTCATTGAGCCGTGCGCTGGCGATGGCCGGCTTGTCGAGGAACTGTCGCGGCATGGTCATGTTCTCGACCACGCCGCCGACATTGAGCCGCGCGCACCATACGTTTTCACGATGGACGCACGTGATACCAAATACAGACCGGCGGCACCGTCAATCTTCATAACGAACCCGCCGTGGGATCGTAAGCTGCTGCACCCGATCATCGAAAACCTGTCATCGCAGGCGCCGACGTGGTTGCTGTTTGATGCCGACTGGATTCACACCCGTCAGAGCGCTCCATACGCCCGTTTTCTGCGGAAAATTGTCAGCGTTGGGCGCGTGAAGTGGATCGCGGATTCACCCTTCACGGGCAAGGACAATTGCGCCTGGCATCTGTTCACGAATGAGGCGGATGCACCGGCGCTTTTCATCGGCCGCGCAGCATGACCCACCCTGTCACCATAGGGCGGGCGCAGCTTTGGCTGGGTGATTGCCGCGAGATTTTGCCGACGCTGGGCAAGGTGGATGCCGTCGTGACGGACCCGCCGTTCGGGATGAAATTCCAGAGCAACCACCGGATCGACCGCCACCTTGCTATCGCAAACGACGACACCGAAGAGTTGCTCGTTTGGGCCTGCGGTCTTCCGGCCACACATAGCCGATACGTGTTCTGCAGGTGGGACAATCTCTTCGCCGTGCCCAAGCCGCGCAGCGTCGTGACATGGGTAAAGAACAATCACTCAATGGGCGACCTTGAGCATGAGCACGGTCGGCAAACAGAACTATGCCTGTTCTACCCCGGCGAGGACCACGATTTCCCTAAGGGTCGCCCGAACGATGTAATCAAAGCGCCGCGCACCGGCAATGAGTTTCACCCCACGGAGAAGCCCGTTCAATTGATGCGCGCAGTCTGTGAATGGACGCGCGGACTCATCCTCGACCCCTTCATGGGCAGCGGCACGACGGGCGTTGCAGCCGTACAGATGGGCCGCAACTTCATCGGGATCGAGAAGGAGCCCAAGTATTTCGACATCGCCGTGAAACGCATCACGGATGCACAGCGTCAGGGCGATATGTTCGTGGAGTCCGCAGCATGACCCACCCTGTCGATATCGCGATTATGGAAGGAGCTTTGTAATGGATGCGAAGGTCGTGACGGCTCCTACTGAGCTACTGCCGTGCCCGTTTTGTGGTGGAGAGGCGCGACTATTTGAAGACGGCGATCCCCGCTATCCTTTCGCCGTGCACTCGTATCATCAAGGCGAATGCTTCCTGATGTATTCGGACATCAATCGTCATCGCGCTTATGAGACCGAAGCGCAGGCAATCACCGCATGGAACACCCGCGCCTCCGACGCCTGCGCCACCGTGCAGAGGGAACGGGATGCTTGGAAGGGTGCGCTCATCGATGAACTCGTCATGTGTCATATTTACACACAGGACCATGAGATTGATCCGAAGCGGGCGCTCAACGACGCGATCGTATGGCACGTTAAAGCCGCCCTCGATCCCGCCGTATCATCAGACGCCGAAGCGTTGATCGAGAAGGGGCGCCAGGAAGTCTTGACAGGCGCCATAGAGTTCGCCCGTTTCGCGCGGGACAATTACCCAAATCCAGACATTAATCATGTCGTTTATCGCGTTGAGGTGGCGCGCAAAGCCAAAGCTTTCCTCGCCCGCTACGAGGCCAGCAAATGAGCAAACCCAGGCCCTACGATGAGTGGACCGAAGAGGTCGGCGACGTTCTTTGGTGGCTTTGGCCTATCGTGGACGCGCCGTACTGCGGCACACCGATGGACCTCGGCTATACGGTCGAAATCGATCTAGGCATCGCGTCGTCACAAAGGACGTTTGAGCCGGTCGAAACCAAGCAATCGATCCAGATCGGCGGGTGGCCGTTCGATGAGAATGACGACAACGACGGCTATCACCGGCTGTTCTGGACGGAGCTGCCTAACTTCGATGCACTGGATGTAGCGATCCGGGACTATATCCGAGGCGGGCCGGATCCGTTTTCCACCGAAAGCGCCTCACAATGACCGTCCACACAGCAATCCGCCCGAGCATCGAGCAGCTATTCGCGGACTGGAAACAGGAGCAGTCGTTCGCGGCAACCCGTGAAGCCCTGCACAACGTGCAGAGCGACATCGCCAAGCGCGAGACGCTGTGGACGCAGTTCGAGCAATCGCAGGACGCTATGCGCGCGATCCAGAGCCAGGTTCTCGCACAGATTGACGCAACATTCGGCCCCGGCATGGGGGAAGCTGTTAAGGAGATGATTGGTGGGTGAACATCTGCTTTTGAAATGGGGAACACTCAAGGGCTGGGATGTCGGCGAGAATGTGACAGCGCTTGCTGCTGTGGAGCGCTACCACGAAGGCCCTACTTCATGGGGCGCGATGCAACAGCGTGACAGCGCCACCCAGAAGCAAGCCATCTGCGATCTAATTGACGCAATCGATGGGCCGATCACAAACGACTGGTCTGGCGAGAAGATGACCAAAGACGAAGCGAAAGCCTACGTCATGGAATACAAAAGATGAAACGCGCTCGCGCCGTCTTCCCCTCCCTCCGCTTCGACCGCGTGTTCAGCGCTGTCGTGGGTGCAGTAGGGCTGTGGCTGATGGTGTTCGGGATTTTGATTGGAGGGTGATGATGTTCACGGATCAAGAAAACCATTTTGCAGAAGAAAACCCCACTCTAGGGGCAGACTACAAGCGCGCCAGTGCTATCGCTGAGCGGTTCATGGAGAACTTTAAGGACGAGCACTTCAAGGCGCTCGCTGACGACTTTGCCGAGAAGTTTCGCGACAAGCTGTGGGGCTACATTTCTGGATGGCTGGTCTCCGACACCGAATGCAATCTCCAGACAGAGATATGGCAGACGGTTGACGGCACGATCAATGCAATCCTCACCGGCAAGACGTGGGCGCTGAACCGCTACCCGCTCTCGCAATACCACAACGGCGGAGAGATTCGGGAAGCGATATTCGCGCAGCATCAGGAAGTGCTGGAAAACCTTCGCATTGCCGAGCTTGAGAAGGAAGTCGAGCGCCTGACGCAACTGCTGGAGTGGCACCGGAGATGACTAACCCCGCCGACATCGCGCGTGCGCTGAGTGCGTATTGGATGCCGATTGAGACGGCGGACAGGAATGAAAAAGTCCCCGTCCTTGTCGAGTTCAACCATGACGCCGATCCGTATTACGACCCCGACGACCCAAACCGACTGACGAATTACGCTGCCAATGCAGAGGGTGGCGACTATCTGGCAGGAGCGGGCGTCACCGTCGCTATTTGGCGAGATGGCTACCACGAAAGTGATGGCTGGGAATCAGGCAACAGTTATTGGATGCCGGGCGGCTGGTTTGCGTACCTCAATGACGACGCCACCGACTACGCGGTCAATGCGACCCGATGGATGCCCATGCCTGAGTTTCGCCAACTTGCAGCACCGGACAAGGAATAGTCCCCCGTCCCCCCACAGCACGGACACAACAACCACGCTGCGTGCGATACGGGGCGGCGTGGTAGGGAGAATTAGAGATGGATATTGCGAGCGCCACACATATCGAGGTTGCTGCTGATGTTCGTTATTGGGAAGACGCGGTGGTCAACGGCATCGAGGATGCAGACGGCTCGCTTATTCCAGGTAAGGACGGCGAGACGTGGAAGGCGGTCATTCGCCTTTCCGATGGCCTGATCGAGGGCTGGCCGGTAGGAACGACGGCGCTGATCCATTACAAGGTTTGCGACGCTGGCGAATACTGGCTGCAAGACGATGCCGGGAACCGCGTCGCGAAGTGGAAGGGCTATTATGTGCCCAACGAATACCTTTGCCAAGGCGATAACGGCTTCGGCGATTACATCATCATGAACGTCGGCCCGGATGGCATAATAGAGAATTACGCGCCGCCCGTTGTCGATGAGTTGGAGTGGGCGCCGCTATGACCCTGATCGAAAAGCGCAGCCTCGGCGTCCCGTGCGAGGTCCGTCCATCGCATCACGGCGGCGTGCATCTCTCCGACCTGATGCGCGCGGATATCGAGCGGGAGTTCGGTAAGCGGGAGGTCGTGAAGGAAAGGAAATGGTGGCGGTTATGGAAGTGAGCGAGAAAGATATCGAGACGCTGCGCGAAGCCATCGACGGCTGCGGCGGCCCATCGTACACGCAGGCCCTCGCCATCCTCGACCGCCTATCCCCCGCGCCGGAACCGGAAGTCGATGAGGCGACGTGGAAACAGGCAAGAGAAATCTGGGAAGTAGCGTTCAAAGCATGGGAAAAACGACGCTATGACGGTACGGGAAACGGTGCAGTTGAAGCAGTAGCCATCATCCGCCAAGCCATCGCCGAACTGATCGCCAGCAAGGATGGTGAGATTGAAGGGTGGAAAGCAACCGCACAAACAGCAAGCGATAACGTCTTTCTGGCAACCGATAGAGTGTTCGCCGCCGAGGCGGAAACCACGCGCGTTACCAAGGTCGCCGAGAAAGCCGAATCCGAACTCGCCACGCTGCGGGCTGAGAATATGCGGTTGAAGGGTTGCCTTAGACGAATTGCAGGGCTTGAATTTACCTATGACGGCTCCGACCTCGAAAGTGCAAAGTTGATTGCAGAACAAGCGACGGAACCTAATACGCGCTGCACTTATTGCGGTCGTTATCGTTGGGAGGCTGACGAAAAGGGCTCAACACATTGCAACGCTCCTTTCGATCTCCAGCCTCATGATTTCAAAGCAGCGGAACGCAACACCGCTGAGCCAGAGTCCCATTTGTTCAGCGCGTCAAACTCTACATATTCTGAATGGCTGAAATGTAACCCGGCATACGGCAAGGCCCACACAGACACTTCCCGCTCTGGTGGAATGCCGCCGGGGACGAATGCGGGCGCGGTTAGGGTGACGAAGGCTGCTGCTACATCGGCACAGATTTACGCCGACTTCCATTGCGAGGACGGCTCATTCAACGTCACATTCGCCGAGCGTCTCGCTGCCGAATTTGATAAGGTCCGCACCGAAGCAGAAGCACGCGGTTACACCGAAGGACGACGTGATGCGTTGGAGAAGGCATTGGAGGTAGTTGTTAATTCCAGTCAACCCAGATTTGAACTCGAACGCATGATGACGGGAGAGAAGTGATGCTGGATGGAACGATTTGCGCGAATTGCGGACACCCCGAGACTGAGCACAAACCCGGAAAAGGGAAGCGCCCACTGCTGCTTTGTCCCGTGAATAAAAAGGCCAAACCATGACCCAACCCACCGACGACCTCGCCGCGCTTGCAGGAAAGATGGTGCGTGAGATATTTCGCGAAACGCATTTGTCTATTCGTTTTGCCGATACGCACAGGTCTACACTCGAAGCCATCGCCCGCCGGTACATGGAGAAGGCGGTTGCAACCGTATCGGCGGATGCTTTCCACGACGGCTATCACGCTGGGAAAATAGACGCAGCCCGCCATCCCGAGAAAGGTTCGACCGATGACAAATGAACAGCGGGAGCAATTCGCCCGCGAGATCGTTGCGCTTGCCCGGAAATTCAAGGCGCGTTCAGTGGCGGTGCAATACCGCGACGGCTTCCGATCAGAACTCGAAATGCCCGGCGAGCATACTATCGTTTGGGCAGAGGGCCGGCATGGCGCGGCGGATGGGATCAACGTGTCCTATCGAGACACGCGGTACATAAGTGAGAGGCAGCCCGATGAGTGATGAGATCAAGGCGCTGGTGGAGCGGGCGGACATCGAGCAATACAAGCGGCTCGCGGAAGCGGTTTCAAAACGCCCGTGGGATTGCACGGCAGCGGAAAGTTTCATCCCCGCCATGTCCGCAGCCCTCACCGCACAGGCCGATGAAATCGAGCGGTTGCGGGCACGTCTAGAAATCACGGACGAGATAACCGAGCGTTACGATGGCATTGCCTGCCGAGACGAAACGATACGCCTGCTTGAACAGAAGATCGCAGCACTCAAGGCCGCGCAGGAGGTGAAGTCATGACCGCTGAAGAGATCGTGCGGAAGATGACGAAGGCGCAGAGGGAGAGAGACGATGGGCGCTGATCGACGCTACGACCCCGCGCACCGCCTCCAGACCAAGGACGGCATCTGCGAGTACCTGGGCGGCATCAGCCATGCGACCTATGACACGTGGCACAATCGTGGGCTCGTCCCCGGCCCCGTCCCCGGCACGACGCGGTACGATGTGAAGGCGCATGACTACCTGCTCGACCGGAAGCAGGGCATAACGGGCGGGCGGAAGCTGTCACCGGCAGAGGAATACGAGAATGCGCACGCAGCTTAAGGGCGTCTATGCGACGCGCAGGAGGCGCAGGGACGGTAAGGCGGTCGCCTACTGGTATCTGCGCGGCTTCGGTGCTCTGCGGCCCCTCCCCGGCGACGAGAGTGAGGCTTTCGCACCCGGCACGCCAGCGTTCATGCGTGCATACAACGATGCGATCAGTGCGCCGGTCAAGGCCGGGCGAACGGGCACGCTGAAAGAGTTGACGCACGACTACATGAAGTCAGCGGACTATACCCGCCTCGCGCCGCGCACGAAAGCCGACTACCTGAAGCACATCGCCCGGATCGAAACGCGGTTCGGCGGACACCCGCTCGCCGCGATCGAAGACCCCGTAATCCGCCGCTACTTCCTCGACTGGCGCGACACGCTCGCCAAGGCGTCCCCAAGGCAGGCAGACAGCACAATGGCCGTCCTGCGCGTCGTGCTGGAGTGGGCGAGGAATCGCGGCCGCATCGGCATCAACCACGCGATCCGGCCAAAGAAGGTTTACCGCGCCGACCGATCGGACAAGCTGTGGCTTCCGCCGCACATCGAGCGGTTCCGCGAATCGGCACCCGCCGACATGCGCCTTGCCTTCGAACTGGCGCTTGGCACGGGGCAGAGGCAGGCCGACGTGCTGAAACTGGCATGGTCCAGCTATGACGGGACGCGCATCCGGTTCAGGCAGGGCAAGCGCCACCGGCTCGTCGATATGCCCGTCACACAGTCCCTGAGGGCCGTCCTCGACGCCGCGCCGCGTACATGCGCCACGATTCTCGCCGGACCGGGCAACAAGCCGTGGCATCAAATCACGTTCCAGCATCACTGGCGCAAGGCAACGCTCGCCGCCGGGTGCGACGGCCTGCACTTCCACGACCTGCGCGGCACAACCTGCACGACGCTATCGGAGGCAGGCTGCACACCGCAGGAAATCGCCGCCGTGCTGGGCTGGACCGTGCAGACCGTGAACGCCATGCTGGACACGTATCAGGCGATGACCGCGAGCCTGTCGGACAATGCCGTGGCGAAGCTGGAGGCGCGGAGGATGAAGGAGGCGGTATGAGCGATTATAGAGACCCCATAGGGATAGCCAAGGCCATGCTCTGGGAGGAGGCCAAGGGAAAACTACGCGCCCTTGTCGCCGTTGAGGGAACATGCGGAGCCCACAACCCGGAAGACCGCCATCGGCGCGAGCGATGGAAAGAAGCGGAGACAATGATTGAGAACTTCATTCATGACTTTGCAGACCACGGCTTTCATGAATAA